CGCGAGCTTGCTGTCTTTTCGCAGCATCCATTGCAGGGCTCTTTGCCTCGATATACTTCTGCAACATGCGCAGTTTGTATAACTCACTGCCAAGCAACAAAGGTTTGCCCTTAAATTTTTTCAAGGTTGTATCTCGCGCTTGTTCAACATCGTCCACAGTCCAATCTTTTAAATCTTTCTTAGTTGCGGTAGGCACTTTGCGCACTTCATCCATAACAAACACAGACTTCGGCGGGTAAAGCGGGTAAGTCAGCGCGTTAAGATTCGCCTGTTCCGTAATTTGAAATTGTTGAATAGCTTCTTGGAAAGCCTCTTGAGGGCTCATGCCCCCCTCTTTAACTCGCCCGTCAAACTGAAATAGCACAGATTCAGCGCGAGCAGATGCCCCACCCAACAACTTATCAAGGATATTAGTAGGTTTTGTTAGCGCCTCGAGAAAATTGCCATATTTCTTTGTCTCAATAGCCCTTGGCGTTTTTGTGACAAACTGCTCGGCAAATTGAACGACCTCTTTGACTTGTTGAAAGTCCAGAGGAGTGCGTGATTGCGGATTTAAATTGCCATAAGCCTCTTTGACAATATCGTCTATTTGCTGTTTGTCGTCTGCATTACGAATCCGGCGCAACAATTCGCTATGGTAGACCTTGTCAGTAACCTGCGCGAACTGGTTATTCATAACATTAATAATTTTGTTGTACTGCTCTGGAGAGATTTTCTTTTGCGCCCTTGCAATTTCAAGGTCTGCCAATGTTGGCATTGCAGTTCGCTTGGTTAGATCGCTAGGATCGCGCTGCGACTCTCCAATTGTTGTCAGGTACGCTATAAAATTATTGTCCTGTTTAATAATTCTCTCTTTACCTTCATTGCGTAATTTTCGCTCAGACTCAGCTATCCTTGAGCGCTCGAGGCTAAAGATTAAATTGTTGGCGCGTTCTGAAAGATCCTGTCGAGCCTGGACGGTTAAGTCAGGATAATCGCCTTTCTGCAATTTCATCAAAACCGCACGAGCAGACTTTGCCGCTGCACCTGTTTTCATATCAGATGATGTAAGGCTTAATTGATTGGCTTGAAGCAATCCCTTTTCGACCTGGTGAACAGAAATTTTATTTCTGGCATTTTTCTCGTAGGTATATTGTTCCTTTCTATTAAGATGCCCAACGCCAACAAGCTCTCCGAAAATTCCTGGTTTTTTTGTTAAGGGATTTCCGAAAAGCTCTTCCATTTTGCGTTGGTATTCATACTTGTCGCGACCAGGATCAAGCTGTCCTATTTCACGTTGGAGCTGATCGCTCCGCAACAGCTTTGTTGTAATCGCTTCAGCCGTTAGCCGTACCCGCGCATTTTGTTTAGCCTTGAGCACTTTCGCTGTTGCAGTTTTTTGCGCATCACTTGAAAACGTACTTTTTGCCGCTGATCCGCTAACGCCTCTTAACACTAAATTTCGCGCTGTATTAGCGCGTTTTGTAAACTCAACCTCCATCTTTTTAGGATCAGAGTTAAACTTTGGATCTGCCTCAATTGTCTCGCGGATCTGCTCGAGCTTTATATTAAATGCATTTGTGCCTTTTCCTACCTCTTTTGCATTAGCCAGCTTTTGCTCCGCAACCATCCATTTGGCGGCATTGTTGAGAGTTTGTTGAAACCCTGCCACTGATTGGCCCACGGATTCAAACGCGCTGGAATTAGCTTTGACGTTAAGCGGTTGCGCAACAACTTCATCTGTAAGCTGCGCCCTTGGGCGATACGTTTGAATTTTCATGCGAACGCCATTGCCCCAGCCGCGCTTGTCGCACCGCCCAATAAACTTTGATACCCTTGCATTTTGTACGCTTGCGCCCGAGCTGCGCCCTCCATGCGCGTTAGATTAGCTTGCATGCGCAGCCCTGTGCCTTGCTCTCTTAATTGCAACGCAGCAACCTTTGTATTGTAATCCGTAGTCGCAAGATCCTGGTCAGCAGCTCGTGCGCTTTCGAGCGCAACCAGAGCTGGAGTTCCCGTTGTCGCGATAACGCCGGAATTGTTATAAGCAGTTTCAGCGGAATCCAAAAAGCGGTTATATTCTTGAACGGCACGGACGTTCATCATATCGCCCATGAACACTTTTTGTTCAGCGGCCTGATCCATAACCCGAGCATTACGCTCGGCAATTTGCGCGTTATATTCCGCTACAGCTCGCGCTGACTTTGCAGATTTGGAGCTGCCCATAAACCCCATAACGCCGCCAGCAACAGATAATCCAGCGGCTGCATGCGCCCAACTCATTCGCGCACCCATGCAAAACGAAAATAGTCGGCCTTTTCCGGCCCAAACTTTTTCATAAGCCCCTCTTCTTTCATGCCCATAAATTTTGCAAAACGAATTGCCGTTTTCCAATCAGTTCGCACGTTGGCATGGACCCGCCAAAGACTTTTGGCATCCACCCACTGATAAAAACACTCGTAGATTGCTCGAGCTATCGTAATCGGATACCTGGGCATTTCGTTGCTACCCAGCAACCAGGCTTCCCCAACTCCATCCCAAATAGGAATTATTCCTGTTGATAGCACCGCTTTTTTATCTGCAAGAAGCGTTACACAAAACCCCGCCTCTTCCATGACGATGGCCTGATCATACCAGTTATGCCCCTCATCGAGCTGCAACCCTTGCTCGAGGATCTGATTTGCATGCTCTGCCATAAACGGCACAATTTCCGTATTGTTCATGTGTCGAAAGTTTGCAGCCGGATATAAATGCCAAGCAATGTTAGCGGCAAAGGTTGATCTTGAATAACTGTTACAAAACCGTCCGTATCAAACCCGCTATCAAACTCGATTTGTTTATCTCCAGAAAACAAACTGATGGGTTGATCCATACGATCAGCGGATGATCGAAACGGGATTAAATCATTAACCGTTGCACTCTCACCAACCTTTACGCCAACAGATCGATACAGCCGGACAGTTGCATGGTGCAGCCTTTTAACTTTGCCTTGCGCAGTTCCATCAGCGGAACCGGCCTCGATCCGCATTGTCTTTAATGTTGATTGATAATTTAATCCAACATGCGCTTTTGTAGCGTATCTTGATAACGTGATAGCTCCAGATGAAACCGTTGCATCTGGATGCGCGGCCCCATCTGCCAGGATAGAAACTGTCTGCCCTTCGAGATGATGCAGATTAGAAAACGAGTTCACGGCCTGGGTTACCGTTGCGTCATCCGCATGGGACGCATTTAAACCGGCAACCGTTCTTGTACAGCCGGTTAACTGGTTTGAGGAATTGCCGGTGTAGCTAATTATCTCTTGCCCAATTTTAACAGCGCCGGAAGCGCTAAAGTCGGAGCTCGAGGTCAGCGTTATGGTTGTTGCTGTCGTATTGATTGCGCCGTTTAGCGTATTGCTTGCACCCGTATAACTTAGCGAGCTGTCCACAAATATGGCATCAGCTACGTCACTACCAAAATTTAAGGGAGCCAGCTTTTCAATATAACGCTTGGTTGCGGAATTGACGGTTCTCTTAACCACCACATAAACATCATCCTCATCGAGATCCCCTGGTATGGAAGCTACGCTTTCAACAATTCCATGATCATATGTTGCACTCGCAGCGGTTCCATGAACGCCGGTAAAACTCCCGCCTAGTTTATGTCGATGCCACGCAACAACTTGCTCCTCTCGCCGGTAGGTTAATCCGCATAACTGACCATCCGCTCGCACAGCCCAAATAATGTTGTCCGGCTCTTGCTGGATATCCATGTCATCAAACCCGCCTTCCGATATATGCTCGGCAAGGATCGTCATGTCCGGCGCAATATAACCATCAACGTCAAAATTATAGACCAGCTCGCGGATCTTACGTTTTGCCCGTTGTAGAAACAAAACCGCATTGCCCGATTGAATCGGACTTACCTTTGATGCTCCATACGTTGTCTGACGTTTTATCTGCACGTTAGTAGGTGTAAGCGGTTCGCCGGAAGCACTCGCACTCGCCGCAAATTCCCCACCACTGGTTCCGACAACCAGGACGCGCAACGGTTGAAGATACCTAATAATGTTTACTTGTTGCGAGGCTATCGTGTAACGCATTGCGTCACTGTCGGAGCTTCCCTCTTTAAATTGCTCGAACCCGCCGCTTTCCGAAAAGAATAATGTTTGCGGTTGCTCGGTAGTTCCGGCAAGCACCAGGCGCTCCTCATAGAAACACACAGAACCTGGGTAACCTGTTTGTGGACTAAACGCGCCAAGCGACCATTCATCACTAGGCTCAATTGTTCCCGTAAGTGTATTGCCGGAGCTCGCCGCCTCATCTGCCAGATCGTCTGATGGACTTACAAGGATTGTATCGGCTGTAACTGCAACGATTAGGCAAGTTTTGTTATTGCTGCTTGTTCCCGAGATCGTAATTTTTTGACCAACCTTGAAGCCCTCATCAATAAATTTTTTATCCGAATCCAAAATACGATCATTGTGCTCAAGATCTGTGCTATCGGGATCACCCTCTTTAAACGATATTGTTGAGGCTGTGTATGCCGGTAGCAGCTCATCCCTCAAGTCTGCATTAGTCTGCACTGTTGCAACAACTTCTGTTGTTGAGTTTCGCGCTGTAATTTTCGCGTAACCATCAAACAACTTTACTAAACGCCCAACGTCATTTGTCTGAAAACCCGCGCCATCGTTGATGCCGGTGACGGCAGAAGCCGTGATTGTGACCGAGCTGGTAAGGCCGTTGCTTGTCAAAGTTGTCGTTGTGTCGTTCTCGTCCATCATAGGGCCGAGCTCGAAAGCGACCTCGGTTAATGTCCAGGCCGTATGCCCTGTGCGCGTCAATTTTCTTGGCGCATGGTTTGGATGTACGATGTACATAACGTCATTTGACTGTGCAACCTGGAGCTCAAAAAGCTCGGCAGTCAAATAAGGCGAGGTTACTGTATAGACGCGCTCTGCCGTGCCGCCGGATGCATACGTTGTGTAACTCGAGGAGTTTACATCTGTAGAGCTCATGTCTTGGAGCTCAAACGTGTTTGTCGTTTTGTCTGCTACCTTATAGCTTTTATTATTGACCTCAACCATGCCAACAACGCCGGAGATATACACCTCCTCGCCGTTTTCAAATCCATGACTGCTACTTGTCACAACTGCCGGATTTGCTTTGGTGATCGCGGTAATGTTTTTGGCTGTCTCGCGGATTTGAGCGCCAGACTTGTAAAAGCGAATATACTGATTACCAAATTCCAGTATGTACGTTTGCTCGGTGCTAAACTCGAACCCGATTATTCTGGTAGAGGCTGCGCTTGATTTTACCTCGGCAACATACTGTGTGCCGGATCTGCGGTTAACGCCGCCGTGGGGCATGACCGTAAAATTTTCTAGCGTCGAACACATCGAGAAATATTTACTCAGGTCAAACCGACCCGCTAACCTGGGCGAACCCTCACCGGCAGTAAACGCGCTAAAGGCATAACTTGCCTTGGTCATTACAGCCTCGCGTCAGTAAAGTAAGTGCTCGTAACCTCGGCTGGCGTTCCCTCTGTTGCGTCAACAAACTGCGCTGCCGAGATCTTGTGTTCGTAGATGTTAAACAACTGCGCCTGGAGACTTGTGGAGTTCGCGAGCGGGTATGCAATCTCACTGGACAGCCTTGCAGCTAACGCCTCGATCAATAACGTATCGTACTCATTGGCATCGAGAACCCGCGCAATGTATTTTATTTTCATTGTGGCTTCATCACTTAGAATGCTGCGCCCTTCCACAACATAGGTAACGCCACTAGCTTCGCCATCTACTTCGAGCACCCGTAAGCAATACGGCTCGTTAGGCAACGGAAATGAATAAGCATATTCATAGCCTGGGGTAGCGCCCTGCGCGAGCTCCAGGCGTTGTATTAAGCAGTTCCAGGGATGGACCCTAAAAACAGCATCTCGGACAATCGGATAACGCTGATTGCATACGCGAGCAGCTTTACTGTCCTCGGTAAGCGAAATTATATTTGTTGCGCCAATGTTGTTAAGCGCGGCGTTACAGATATCAACATCAGATGCCATGTAAATTCTCCGAAAAGAAATGGGGAGCCGGAGCTCCCCACCCTTTTAGTCTACGACATAGAGCATCACGAGCTCGACAGTGCCAGTGCCGTTAGCACCTGCAATCGAAACCGTGATTGGCATGCCGTTTTTATCAGCATCAACTACACTGAACTTGCCGAGCGCCGTAGTAGCGGCACACGCCACAGTTGTAATCGAGGTTGAGGCCGCTGCCGCTTTGTACTCATCGACATCAGCGGCTACTGCCGTCCCTGCCGCATTCGTATAAGCTGCATGCCCTACGCTCGCCGTAGTTGAGGAACCCAACGCATCGTGAACCAGCTCACCAGAGATGATCCGCGCTCCGTTAGGCAAATTAAACATGTGAATATCGGACTGCTCCGCTGATGCCTCATAAGAGCCATAAGCAATGCGAACGCGACCAGCCATCTCGTTTGGCTTGATCATGTCCTGGGGAGCATTCTGGTCCCACTTAGTTTTTTGAGCTGAATAAACTGTACCCATTTTTCAACCCTCCTATTAAGATTCGGTACAAAGAATGGATACGACTTTGTCTTCTTCCATACGGGTAGCACCTACAGTCTGGCTGTAGTAAACCTGTGTGGAGAAACTCTTATCGCTCCGCTCTTCGATACGCGATTTTGCGTCTTGCCCAACTGCCAACAAGATGCCGTCTTGAGCCCAAGCGAAACATGTTCGCGTTGTGCTATCCAACGCCAGCCGGTTAGACATATGGAAGGTAAACCCGAGGAACGAATTTAGCTCCCCGCGAGCGAGAGCTTTCACCGTGTTATAATCGCTCGATTTTACCTCTGTTGTGTTCAACAAGTCTTTGACCTGTTGAGGCGCAACAGCAATATGCCGAGGAATGCTCGGATCAACATCCGCAAGATCAAGCTGCTCTTTTGCACTAAGCAATTTTGCAACCGTCAAACCGGCAGAACCATGAGCAATAATATGAGAAGAAGCCAGGTCAGTGCTTGTTGACCCTGCTTTTCCTGTTTTTGCGGTTCCCGTAGCCGCCGCAATAATTTCATCGTCAACGGCACGGTTCATGGCACTTGCCGCAGATTGAGCATAGGCGCTGGTAGGGTCCACGATAGTGGCGACCTGATCAGCGTCGTCAATCAAATCTGCGAATTCATAGGTGTACATTACAACCTGTCTCCGGCTGTGAGGTACTTCTATGAGGGGAGTATCGCTGTGCCTCGTAGTTCTTTTTACAGCGGAAACTGAAGAGACTTGATCGAAAAACGCCTTTTCACCTACCACTGACTCGTTACGCACAGCATTTCTAAAAATGCTGCCACGTTGTTGACTCAAAAGCGCGACAGTAGTGCCGAACTGTTGAGAAAACGCTGTTGTAATTTGATTTGACATATGTCAAACCTCCTAAGTCATTGAAATTTAGGGTTTTTATTGGCCGGTTAGCTACCCTAAATGACTAGGACTTACCTTCGTTCACGCAACGATCAGCGGCTCTACTTTCGAGCAAGCAACAGGACGTTTCCGCTACCCTGATTTAAGCAACCTCTGGATATTTAGCTTCGTAGAGGCGCTTTCTTCGTTCTGTGTATTCTCGATGTTGAGGGTGCGCAGCATCATAGAGTGGGCTTCCAGGCCGCTCGATCTCAAGCAACTGGTCATCAATATCGTCCGGCGATAACCCACCTTGCGCCTGGGCTATGCCCTCAAACGCATCCTCGGAAATTCTGTCTCGAATAAATTCTCCAATGTTAACCATTGTTTGCGCAAACACTGCGCTGTCACCCAATCGGGTTCCATCCGCAAGCGGTATTTCGGTCATGCCCTGCTCGCCAAATTGCTTCGTAATCGAATTGCCAAGCGACATATTTTCATCATACTTGCCGCCGTAAATTTTTTTCAAACTAGCAAGCTGTTCCGCTTGCAACGCATTAACGTCCGGCGTATTGGCCTCGATAGCTTCCCTTTGCGCATCTATAAACTGCCCGTATCGATCTACCAGCATTTGCGCTTGCGCGTTATTTAATCCAATCTCGTGCGCTGTCTGTCTGTACCAGCCAACGAGCTCCTCATTGGAATCCTCGGGGAGCTGCATCTCGTAATTATCCGGCCCCTCGGGTCTTCCCAGCTTGTCATAAACCTGGTTCCAATCCTCGGGACTTGAATGCTGTCCAGGGATGGCAACCTTATCTCTGCCGATCATCGACTGCGCATTCACAAAACTTTTTGCAAGATTCGGAACATCATTAATGGATGATAACGCCGAATGATCTCTAAGATCCTCGGGCAGCATCGTTCTCCAATCAGATGACGTTTCCGCTACAGACGGGGCTACCGCTTCCGCGACCTCCGCTACCTGTTCATCTGCCATTGTTTTATTCTCCTTCTATTTGCTGGTTAGGTTCCTCGGAAATTAATTGCATAAGGTAAAGGACAACCGAGCGTTGCCCTTCGCGATACGATGTCTCGTGCGGGTCACTCGAAAAGTTAGGTGAGTAAAACCCGTAATTTTTTTTCATTTGCTCGAGTAAAATTTCACCGGCATCACCGTTGAAGATTTCTTTGGCAGCATCAATCAGGCGCTCGCGTTGCGCCAGGAACTCAGCCTCATCCACCTAGAGCGCCCTCTTGCTGCAAGACTTTCGCCATCGGTGCAGCCGAGCCCATAGCCTCGGAGATCTGCGTCACCTCTGCCATCTCCTGGGCTTGCTGTTGCTGCATCTGCGCGTTTTCCCGATCCTCCGCAACCTGGCCCTCGCCTTTTGTAATGGTTGCAGGTATCGCCAATGTTTTAAGTATGTGACGGATTAAACCATCAAAATCAAAGTGATCGAAAATACCCGCATTGATTGATGCCAATGGCGAAAGCAGCTCAAACATTTGCATGATTGATTGGATGTCAGACCTGCGCTGCGCTTTCGCAATCGGTGAAACGTATTCAACGTCAACATCCCCGCCCTCAAGCATCATAGGCGGCTCGGCAAACTTGCCCCGCCTGGAAAGAATATTATAAACGCGATTGGTCATGGGATTAAGCAGCTCGGCAGTCAATCTCCCAAGCAGAGGGCTAAGAATGCGCATCTTCTCTTCAGTGAGCGCTAACACTTCCGTTGCCGTTTTTTGTGGACCCTGCGCCATCATAAGCTGGTCAACGTAAAAGCATGAGCGGATATGATTGCGCCTCTGCTCCTCGATGTTTAACCCAAGCGGGTTCTGTGCGCCGATTTGCAAGGGCTCAATTCGGTCACGAGTTCCCGCTCGGTAGAAGTTTAAGCCTGACGGCTTAGTCCTCACCGGCAGCATAAAGCCGTCATCTGGCACCATTAACGGGGGATCAACCTGCTTTTGCGCGGCCTTGATCGTTGTCTCGCTCATGGCGTTTAACATTTTGACATCCGGCAACGCAACCATCGAAACGGACCTGCCGTAACTTAACTCGTGAGATGCCTTGAACATCCTGGGGCAAACATACGGGAACTCATCAAAGCCGGATTCGCGCAAAATCGTTTTTGAGTCAGGACAGATATAACAACTCTTCCAGGGCTTATTGATCGCGTCCTTCTTGCCGTATGCAGCGTCATCCCGAGGCATCACCACATGAACAACATCAACCTCTTTATACGGCTCTTTCTCAAGCTCGCCTTTCCGCTTCTCGCTTAACTTGTCCTCGCCAAACTTCTTAGCCATTGCGCGGAGCGACATTTTAAACCGGCGAAACACCGTGTCCACTCGGCCCCACTCATCTTCCGACAAGTAACATTCTGAAATATGCCGTGTACTAAACCGAATTTCACCCTCAACATCCTCAATCATCATCACGGCTGTACCAAACGTCACCAGATCGTGATAGAGCTCATGGATCTGCTCGGCAAAATTCGAGCGCTGATACGCCTTGTACATAACCTCAACTTGACCCTCGAGGTACTCTTTCGACTCATCCTCGGTGTTCAGAGCATCATCCTGGTATTGCAGATCAAACCATTTAGAGCTCGGATTGGTCAGCATGCCATGCAAGCTCGCTGACAACAGCTCGGCAGCATGTATAGCTGTCGCGTCATAGATTTTCTCCATGCGCTTGTCGCCAGGAGTGCGGCTCGTTGTAACATCCGCTTTCCTCGGAATGATATAATCACCAATCTCTTGCCAGTGATTTTCCCAGGTCTTGCGGTAGTTCTCGAGCTGCCCTAGTTGCTTCAGCAAGCCAATAGCTTGCGGGTCCGGCTCTTCCATTTTATTTTCCTTTAGGCTTCGCAGGTTTCTTCGGCGGTCTTCCGCGCTTGGAACCGTATGTGCCTTTCCCTTTCGGCATGATCAGCTCCTATTGCCCTAATAGCGTTTTCTTGGTTGTCGGTTCCTGGCCCATTACCGCTGCCGGAACCCGCTGCCGGTACGCACCGCGCCGGATCTTTTTCGTAGCGCTCGATTTCTCCGCGCCCTTATCGCCAACATTAACAACCGCTCCAGGCCGGACAGCCGGTTTCGGCTGAACTGCCGGAGCCGAGGGAATATCCGGCTTGCCACCTATAATTCCACCCATCTCATGTCTCCTTTGCAGACCCAAGCAACGACATAGCCGGTGTCTCGGGCTCGGTGGTTAGTCCTGTCGATGCCGTCATAATCGTAGATCCGCTCCCCTTACGGCGCTTCATATTCGCCCTCAAATCATCCTCGACCTCTGTGTCCGGCGCTTCTATCGGCGCAGCCGGTGGAACGGGGGGAATTGGCGGCATTTGGGGAGCTGGCGTTTTCGGAAATAAAAAACTCATAATGCATGTGCCTCAAAAGGGTTATACTGACTTTCCGCAAACGCTTGCGGCGGGGTTGAATGCTCGCGCATCTCCGTTATTGCCGTTGCCATGTACCTGGCAGCGTCTGCAGAATGCGAGCTGAAATCGTGGACCGGCTTATTCTTAAATACTCGGGACTTCTCATCATACGCTCGATGGTAGTGCTTCAAGTTAGCAAGCAGGGTCTTGCACTTAACCCGATCAAACACGCACCTGGGAAGCATCATACGACACGCATGAATACCATCCTCAACTGGAATGCGCGGAACTATCCGAAACCTTATGCCGAGCTCCGCTGCCATCTCCATACGGGTCATACCGCTCGAAAATTCGGTTACCGCTAAGTCATGCGGCCCGTAATGCGAGCCAAAATTGTAGCCAGTTTCTTCCAGCAAGCGCCGGTAATGCGGCAAACCATGCCCACGATCCTCGATATGATCAATGACACGAATTTCCCCACCTTTACCAATTTGCGCCATAATAATGGAACAATAGTCATGCACCCCAATATCCCAATAAGTGTTTACCAATTGATGCGGATTATGCGGTACCTCGGTAATCCGATCCTCGTCCTCGAGCTGTCCTATCTCCTTGCCGTAAATCGAACCGCTAACCGAGCTCGACCAACTGCACAAAAATTCCTGGTTGTACTGCTCCTCTGTCATCGAACCGCGAGCAGCGCTCAATTCCTCCTCGTCCAAGATGTTTGTTTGATCCGCTCGGTACATATGACGGTTCCAGCCGTCCGTTGTAGCTGCCGCTTCCCATAAATCGTAAAAATAGTTCATCGTGCCGTAAGGTGTTCCGATAAACACGCAACTGCCCTTCCTGTCAGACAAGGCGGGTCTGATAACCTCGGGGAAAAGGCTTGCCGGTGTTTGCGCTACCTCGTCAATCGCGCAAAAATCGAGGTAAATTCCGCGCAGGGATGAGGGATTTTCTGCTCCGAGGAGCGTTATTCTTGAACCATTAGCCAGGTCACAGCGTAATTCTGTCTCATGGTACTTAGTCTCGGGTATTTTGGCTGCAAAAGTCTTCAAATAGTCCCAGGCTATGTTTTTTGACTGCTTATAGCTGGGCGAAATGTACGCTCCGCGCCATTTTGGTTTGTCCGTAAGGATCGCTGCGCGTAGCAGGTGATTAATAACCGCGACAGATTTCCCGAACCGGCGGTGTATCGCAAATACGTTAAAACGGTGCGCGTCCATTAGCTTGTGGAGCTCGAGCTGCAACGGCCTTGGCGTATACGGGATCTCGATTTCTGTAGTTTTTTTCTTGGCAGGGGAAGACACAGAGCCTCACTCTCGCACCTATAACGTCACTGGTTACAGCGCCCGAATCCTTGGGGGTAGGGGGGGTATCGATCTGGAAAACGGACCCCCTATCGGTCTGAATTAGGTTCTTAACCTGAAGGTCAACGTAATAAAATCAATGGGTTAGCCTGGATTGTTCGCAGAATATTCGCAACAATCCTAAGTGTTCTTGATTCGTTCTAAAATTTCGGTCAGTCGCGCACGCGAGCTGTGTCACAGCCTATCATCATCACCA